GATTTAGAAAATTATCCACAGGTGTATAGATACAATAAAAACTTTACACGCTGGGAGTTACTAGATAGTTCAGATCAAACTACAGAAGACGGTATACTATTTGCTGATGCTAGATGGAACGGTGACGGCACTGAAGCAGAAGAAGGTGATATCGTAGACTTACTTACAGATAACTTCTTAGATCCAGACGCTCCTGATCCAGCACTATATCCTAAAGGTATGTTGTTATGGAACTTGAGACGTTCTGGTTTTAACGTTAAGAAGTTTGTGCGCAACTACATTGATTTGACTGCAGATAACAAAAGATTTAACGACGAATCAATGAGCAGCTATTATCCACACAGATGGGTAACTGAATCTGCTAACCAAAATGATGGTTCAGGTTCATTTGGTAGAAAGGCTCAGCGTAAAGTAGTTATTCAAGGCTTACAAGCAATGGTTAACAGCAACCAAGACATTAGAGATGACGAATCACGCATCTTTAACTTAATGGCTTGCCCAGGTTATCCAGAGCTTATTGGCGAAATGGTAACACTAAACTATGACAGAAACCTAAGTGCTTTTGTTGTTGGTGACTCACCATTTAGACTTACATCTGATGCAACTACATTAAACAACTGGGGTAACAACGTAGCAGTTGCAGTAGAAGATAACGATGACGGTCTTGCAACATCAGACGAATACTTAGGTATCTTCTATCCAGCAGGCTTCTCAAGTGATAACTTTGGCAACAATATTGTTGTTCCAGCATCACACATGATATTGCGTACTATTGCATTAAGTGATCAGGTTTCTTATCCATGGTTTGCACCAGCAGGTACAAGACGTGGTGGTATTACTAATGCATCAGCAGTTGGATATGTAGACGACGAAGGCGAGTTTAAGTCAGTTGCACTAAATGAAGGACAACGTGATACACTATATGGCGTTAATGTTAACCCAATCACATTCTTAACAGGAGCAGGACTTGTTAACTTTGGTCAGAAGACTAGAGCTAGAGGTGCTAGTGCTGTTGACAGAATTAACGTAGCACGTTTGGTGATTTACTTACGCAGTCAGCTTAAGAAACTTGCAAAACCATATATCTTTGAACCAAATGATAAGATCACACGTGATCAAATCAAACAAGCAGCAGAAAGTTTATGTCTTGAGCTTGTAGGTCAAAGGGCACTTTACGACTTCCTAGTTGTGTGTGATGAATCAAACAACACACCTGCAAGAATAGATCGTAATGAACTATACTTAGATATCGCTATAGAACCAGTTAAGGCTGTAGAATTTATTTACATTCCACTTAGACTTAAGAATACTGGTGAAATTGCAGGTCTATAATATGATAAATAATACTATAATTAGGAGTTAATAGAATGTCAATTTCAACACTATCAAAAATATCGGTTCCATTAGCAGACGGACAGCCTCAAAACCAAAGTTTGCTAATGCCAAAACTCCAGTATCGCTTTAGAGTGTCACTGGAAGGTTTTGGAGTTAGTGCTGGTGAAGTAACAGAGCTTACAAAGCAAGTGGTTGATGTGACTCGTCCGGTTGTTAACTTCGAAGAGATTGAAGTACACGCTTACAACTCAAGAGCATACCTAGCAGGCAAACACGCTTGGGAGCCCATTACATTGAACTTACGTGAAGATGTAACAGGTGGTGTGCAGAAACTTGTTGGTGAGCAAATGCAGAAGCAGTTTGATTTCTTTGAACAATCAAGTGCTGCATCAGGTATTGATTATAAATTCACAACAAGAATTGAGATACTAGATGGCGGTAATGGTGAAGCAGCAGGCGGTGTACAAACACTTGAAACATTTGAATTGTATGGTTGCTTTATTCAAAACGCTAACTACAATACTTTAGCATATGCAACAAACGAACCAGTTACAATTACTTTAGCAATACGCTATGATAATGCTGTACAGTTTGGAGCAGATAACAAGCAGATTGGTATTGGTACAGACGTAGGTAGAACCATTGGTACACTTATTACTGGTGGCGGTAACCCAGGTTAATAGCATAACCACAAACTAAACAAAAAAGGAGCCTCGTGCTCCTTTTTTATTTTATACCCACTTAATTCCTTAAGATAAATATTAGTATGGCAAACTTATTCGAACAATATTTTAATAATGTAGCACAAGGTATACTAAACCCTAAAGGCAACATGGGGGACTTTGCTCACGCTGCTAAGTTATATAATGATAGTGCATTTAGATTATCACCTAAAACAAAATTTCTTTATCATTGTGTATTCGAATTAAGCCAAGACGGTTTAAGTACAATGAACACGTTTGCTGCAAATGCAACTTTGCAAAATGAGTTTAATCTTTTAGTAAAAACCGCAGATTTGCCCAAAATGAATTATAATGTAACAACCAAAAATCAATACAACAGAAAGAAAAACGTACAAACATCAATAGAATATGATCCTGTTAATATTGCTTTTCACGATGACAGTTTAGGTATAACAACTGCTCTACTAGAAGGTTACTATAGATATTACTACAAAGATGGTAATCACAATATTGACGGCGGGCTAGTTTTTGATCCCCGCAATTTATACAAAAATGATACTGCGCATACTTTTAGATACGGTTTTGATAATGACAGTCGCGGTCCGTTTTTTGACAAGATTACAATTTATCAATTAAGTAGACATCAGTATACAGGTTTTACTCTAGTCAACCCTATAATTACAAGCATACAGCACGATTCTATGGATCAAGCAGATGCAACAGGAATAGCTCAAAACACTATTTCAGTTGCGTACGAAGGTGTAATTTACACTAGAGGCGGAACAGGCGTTGGTGAACCAAAAGGATTTGCTACAGACCATTATGATAATTCTCCAAGTCCATTAGGAGTTATTGGAGGCGGCGTTGATAATATATTTGGCCGAGGCGGCATATTGGATGGATTAGGAGATATATTTGGCGACATTGCTGGAGGAACTTTTGGTTTAGATACAGTTATAACAGCAATTAATACCTATCAAAATGCAAAAAATATAAATTCTGATAGCATTAGGCAAGAAGGTATAAACATTGCTGCTGGAGCATTAGGTGGTTTAGCAACAACAGCAGTAACATCAGTTTTATCAAATAGCAGCTCTGGATTGTTAGACGCTGTATTTCCTAAAAGCACAGGAACAGGCGGATCTGCTGCTACTGGAACACAAAGCGGCTCTAGTGCAACAGCAGGAGGTTCTGTAGATACAAGCAGTGCTATATATCAAGAAAAAGTTACCAATGGAAATACATTTGGTGATACACAGGTTGGCACTCTAATTACAGGCGGAGGAGGAGGATAATGAGCAATCTACCTAAACAATCGAGCACAGATAGTGCAGATAAAGTAAAAACTTTTTTTGATAGATATTTTACAAAAGAATTAAGTTTTGCAGCAAATGATGTAGATTCGGTAGTAGGATTTTTTACAAAAAGAGGTTTTGATACTGTGTCTGCAACTTCTACAGCAGTAGTGCTTTTACAGCAGGCTAAACTTGATAACGTCAAAATTTTTAAATTAGTGGAAACGTTGCGTGGCCTAAATGACGTTCAATTATCAGCTCTAGTTGCTGAAGTTTTAAATTATAACCGAGATAAAACTAGTACATTAGGCTATAGAGTAACACCAAAAACAGACACCACTGAAGCAAGAAACATAGTGGTATAATATGTCTAAGTTTGCACAAGGCAAATACAACCTCAAAAATCCAGACAAATATGTAGGTACAAAAACTCCTACATACAGATCTAGTTGGGAATTTGCGTTTATGCGCTTCTGTGATGAACATAAATCTATTATACACTGGGCATCAGAGCCTATTAAAATTCCGTATCGAAATCCGTTAACTGGTAGACAAACTATCTATGTTCCAGATTTTTTTATAGCATATGCAGATGCCAAGGGTAAACAAAGAGTTGAAGTAATAGAAGTAAAACCAGAAAACCAAACATTAAAAGAAAAACTTGGACGCAGTAAATATAATCAAGCGAGTTGGATTAAAAATCAAGCCAAATGGGAAGCTGCTGCTAAATGGTGTAAATCAAAAGGAATATTTTTTCGTGTTGTAAACGAAGGTGATATTTTCCATCAAGGACGTAGAAGATAAATAATAGTAGCAGTTAATGGTGACCCTATGACTAAAAAATTAGAAGAATTACTCAATTTACCAGACAACAAAGAGCTTGTTAAACAAACTGAGCAAGAAATTAAAAATAAAGAAAAAGCAGAACAAGCAGTAGTTGAACAACAAGATACAGTAAGAGATCTAGCGGAACTAGACAAAATTGCCAGCGCATTGCCTGCTGTAAAAGGATTAGGTGAAAAAGCAGATGCTGAACTAGAAGATATTGCTCAGCGAGCTTTAGAAGCATACGAAGATCTTATGGATTTAGGCATGAATGTTGAAAGTCGTTACAGTGGTAGAGTATTTGAAGTTGCAGGCGGTATGCTTAAAACTAGTTTAGAGGCAAAGACCGCTAAACTGGATAAAAAATTAAAAATGATCGAGTTGCAACTTAAAAAAGAAAAAATGGATAGAGATTTTTCACCCGAAGATGGCGGGTTAGTTAACGGCGAAGGATATGTCGTCACAGATAGGAATAGCCTAATAGAACGCTTAAAAGGCTTAGATAAAGATAAATAACTGTATATGGGAAAATATCTATGAAACGTTTTGGTGATTTTTTAACAGAAGCAAAAAAAGAATATCATTTTAAAATTGGTATTGCAGGTGAACTGCCTGAAAACTTTGAAGACAATTTAGAGTCATGTCTGCAAAAATATTCAGTATCGAATATGTCAGCAGCAAAGAAAACTCCAATACAAGAACGTCCATTAGATTTCCCCCACTTACAAAACACAGAAGTTCATTACTTTGAAGTAGCACTTAATTATCCAACTATCGATAGCGTTTTGCATGAATACATTGCACAATGTTGTAACTGTGCAACAGACCATGTACGAGTAGTTAATCCTCATGCACAAGAAATAGCAGACGGAACAGATATCAAAAAGAATACTCCATACGAACCGTTGTTAGACGATGTTGAAATGCAAGATCCTGTAGCTTCACAGGCTGCACAACAAAATGTTGGCAACAATAAAGTAATGGACCTATTAGCAGAATTAGAAAAAGCTCGTAAAGAAAGAGAAAACGATCCTATGGAAGGTGCGCCAAAAGGTGATTCTCAAGATATTACAAATGAAGAAAACGCAACCAGTCCAATAGGGAGCAAGTAATGGATATTAAAAAAATATTAGAGTCAATAGACAATGTAGAAGAAGGAATGCCAATGGCTCCTCCTACTCCTCCTATGCCACAAGATGATGGTGACCCAGTAAGTATGAATGTTAATCTAAGTGCTAGAGGCAAAGAACACGTTGCTGACTTAATGGCCATGATGAAAAATGCTGGAATAGGTGATCAGCCTGAGCCTAGTATGCCAATGCCTGCACCTAGACTTGACATGGAAAGATTAAAAGATATAATTGACGGTCCAAAAGACAAAGACGAATTAAAACCAGGACTACAAAAAGAACCGTGTCCAAAATGCGGAAAAGTGCATCTAGGACAAAGCGGATGTGCCGAAGAACTAGACAATACTGATGAACCTGTTGCAGAATATGATAACGAGCCAGAAGAGCAATATTCAGACCATCACACAATGGTAAATGATTTATCAGGCGGTTTAAACAGAAAGAAAAAAATGTATGCTAAGGCACAAGACGGTGATAATGCAATGGCAGTAGAGAGTATCAAAGAACAACTTTACAAGGCATTAATGGCTAAAATGGCTGAAGGTCGCGGACGTGGCAAGAAAAAAGACAAGAAAACAACCGAAGGCCGTGGTAAACTAATGGCCGGTAGAGGTAAAGGTAAATTAATGGCAGGTAGAGGCCGAGGCAAAAAACATTAATTTAATTTAAAAATTAAAAATTCAAATAGGCTCTTAGGAGCCTATTTTTTTCATTAAATAGCCGTATGTCAGTAGATTGGTCAGAATATTTCGAACATATTAAACCGGTATGTCCTTGGAGTGCAGCAGCATGGAAAAAAGAAGAAATAAAAATAACAACATGGAATGGCAAAATAGAAGAGTTAGGTAATAATCAGGCCATTGTATACATATGTAAGGGATATAATCGCAGACGATTAAAAAAACTTTGCAAAAAAATTGATATTAGCGAACAATACGAATGGCTATGGAGTGAACCAACACACGGACCATATGCATCGCCTGTTCCTATACTTATACAGCAAGATAGACGCAAATTGTTTGATTTACGGTTCGATACAGGTTACTTCGACGATTTAATAAGTTAAATACAATATGTCCAAATCACTCGATGGCGTACTAACTAAAAAAGCCAACACAAAAGAAACATATACCGAGGATCAAATTGCAGATTTAATGCAATGCATGGATAAAGATTCTGGATATCTTTATTTTGCAAAAAAGTTTGCCTACATACAACACCCGGTAAAAGGTAAATTATTGTTCGACCCTTTTGATTACCAAACAAGATTATTAGACAGTTATCACAATCATAGATTTAATATCAATATGTTGCCAAGACAGACAGGTAAAACAACCTGTGCTGCTGTTTATCTTTTATGGTATGCTATGTTTCATCCGGATCAAACTATATTAATTGCTGCTCACAAATACACAGGCGCACAAGAAATTATGCAGCGTATACGGTATGGTTACGAATTGTGTCCTGATCATATTAGAGCAGGAGTTACCAATTACAATAAAGGTAGCATAGAGTTTGAAAACGGTAGTCGTATAGTAAGTGCTACTACAACAGGCAACACAGGACGTGGTATGAGTATATCATTACTATACTGTGACGAGTTTGCGTTTGTGGCTCCTAATATCGCTGATGAATTTTGGACATCAATATCACCTACACTAGCAACTGGTGGTAGAGCAATTATTACCAGCACACCAAACTCAGACGAAGACACCTTTGCTAACATATGGAAACAAGCAGAGCAAAAGTTTGACGAGCATGGAAACGAAAGCGAAGTAGGTATAAACGGATTTCATAGTTTTACTTGTCACTGGAATGAGCACCCAGATAGAGACGACGATTGGCGCGATGCTGAAATAGGACGCATAGGCGAAGAAAGATTTAGGCGCGAATATGGTTGCGAATTTTTAGTATTTGATGAAACTCTTATTTCAGCAATACATTTAGCTCAAATGGAAGGCGACAGTCCTTTATTAAATATGGGTCAAACACGTTGGTATAAAAAACCTTCTAGCGAATTTACCTATGCAGTTGCATTAGACCCCAGCATGGGAACAGGCGGAGACAATTCAGCAATACAGGTATTCGAATTACCTTCATATGAACAAGTAGCAGAATGGCAGCATAACCAAACAGCAATACCAGGTCAAATACGAGTGTTAGCAGACATTTGCAAATATATAGAAAGTGAAACTAATCATCCGCAAGGAATTTACTGGAGTGTAGAAAACAATTCTATCGGTGAAGCGGCTTTAATTGTTATAAATGATTTTGGAGAAGAAAATATACCTGGATTATTTGTTAGTGAGCCTATACGCAAAGGTCATGTACGTAAGTTTAGAAAAGGATTTAATACTACGCACAGTACAAAAATTACGGCTTGTAGTAGATTAAAAACTATGATTGAAAACTCAAAAATGACTGTACATTCAAAACCATTAATTTCAGAACTTAAAAACTTTGTTGCTACTGGTAGCAGTTACAAAGCCAAACTAGGACAAACAGACGATTTAATTAGTGCTACGCTTTTAGCATTAAGAATGATGGCAGTGTTAAAAGACTGGGATCCGAGAATATATGATACCTTTACACAGGCTGAATCTGAAGAAGATTATGAGCCGCCAATGCCGATCTTTATAAGTAGTAGTTATTGATAAATACTTGTATGAAAAACTTAGATAAGATAGGAGAAGAATTATTTAATAAAATTAGAGGACGTTTTCCTTCTGTTACAATAGGTGACGAAGCAGGAAACGTAACTAATATTCCTTCTTTATCTAGATTCTATGATTTTAAATTTGAAACTGATGGCAAAGCATTAGGTAGTATAAGTATTAGTTTAGACGAAGACAAAGGTATAACTGTATTATACAGCAATGACATAGCTGCCAACGAAGATACTGCTACTAGAAATAACTGGTATAATTTTTTAAAAGAATTAAGAGTATTTTCTAGAAAAAGATTGTTAAATTTTAACACTAGAGATATTACTAAGTCAAATTTAAATAAGAGAGACTATAAGTTTTTAGCTAATAATAAGGCTGGAGAGGATAAAATGAACGAGTCAAAATTGTACGGAACAAGTAGAGTAAGTTATCAAGATGTAGATAACGCTAGGCTTGTTATAAAGCACACAGAAAGTGTGAATGCAGAATTAGCAACAGGTAGAACACAAAAAATTGGTTCTATTTTTGTTGATAACGCACAAGGAGAAAGATTTAAGTATCCTTACAAACATCTAGCAGGTGCTAGAGCAATGGCTCGTCATGTAGCAGAAGGTGGCAATCCCCATGACGATTTCGGTAAGCATATTGTAGGACTATCAGAAGAACTTGCTAAGTTACGCAAGTTTAAGAACTACATGGGTCGTTCCGCTGTAATGGCAGAAAGCCTTGCAGATTATATGGATGTTGTAAAAGAAAGAGTTGCTACTGTTAAAAAGACAATCGAATCTCTCCAGAAAAAGTCTTTTTATTCAGAAGCATTTGAATCTTTTGAAGCACCAGTACTAGAAGAAGTTCCAGCCGACGTTGCTGAAAATTGGATTGACGAATTAACTATTCGTCAGTTTAACGAAGAACTCAAAGATGTATTCCCTTACATATACAAACTAGTAAGCGAAGCAACAAAGGCACGTGAGTTAGGACCTTTAGATTTAGAAGGTTACAGTGTTTACGAAGGCGAAGATAAAAAGTGCTCTTGCTGCGGAGATACACCTTGCTCATGTGACGAATCTTGTCCAGAATGTGGCGGCAAGGGAATGTATGAAGCAACAATAAAAGAATCAGATTGTCCATGTTGTGACGGTGGCAGAGGAACTTGCTCGCATGGAAAAGAAGTATGTGGTACCTGTGGGGGCTCTGGCAAAGTTCGAGAATCTGTTTATGACGAGGAACTAGAACAAGGCTTTGAAGAAATGATGGGCCAGTTTGCCGAAGGCGGTGAGTGCTATTACTGTAACGGTGACGACCCTGATTGTGAACATTGTGAAGGTTCTGGCTACGTAAAAGATATGGACGAAGGGTTTGATCCAGATGAGTTTGAAGGCGAGTTTGACTATGATGCAGTTGGCGACGACGGTGAAGAAGATTCAGCAACAGTAACATACAAGGCTAACATTGACGACATGGGAAGACCAGTTGTTGATCCTAAATCAATTAAAGTACACGCTTCAGGTAACAATCCAAGTAGCAAATTAGGCTATGATGTTGACAGCGACACTGAAATGCAAGATATGAAAGAACTCCTACAAATGGCACAAGAAGATGCAGATGAAATGTGGGATTCAAGAGACAACAAGTATGCTCATGGCGAAGGCGAAAAGAAAGATCACGACGATGACGGCGATATTGACTCAGACGATTACATGAAAGCAAAAGACATTGCTATTAAGAAAGCAATGGGCAAAGATAAAAAAGAGAAAAAGACACCACTAGGCGAATTTATACTAAGTCACTTTGATAAAGAAACTGGAGAGTTTCCAAAGGGCGAAACAGCAGTATTAACTATGATCGAAAAAGATTATGGTGACAAGTTCATTGAACCAGCAAAGCAGTTCATTGAAAGAATCTATCAAACTTGTGAAGAATTTGAAATGGCTCAAAATCCACAGCAAATCGAAACAGATAGAGAGTTTGATAGAATGCGAGAATTAGCAGGTTTACGTTAATTCAAAAAAAGTCAAGAAAACCACTTGACTTTATAAATATATGAGTGTAGTATAATACTGTGCTACACTTATTTAGGCACAAAGACATAGGCATATTATAGGAGGCAAAACTATGGCATCTTTAGCAGAAATCAGAGCAAAACTGAAAGAACAAGAATCACGCACAGGTGGTTCTCAAAGCACCGGCGGGGACAACGCAATTTACCCATTTTGGAATATGAAAGAAGGCGAGAGTTCTACTCTACGTTTCCTTCCTGATGGGGATGAAAACAACACTTTCTTCTGGCAAGAACGTTTGATGATCAAACTTCCATTTGCTGGGGTGAAAGGTGAAACTGACTCTCGTCCAGTTCAAGTACAAGTACCATGTATGGAAATGTATGGCGAAACTTGTCCAATTTTGAGCGAAGTACGTGGTTGGTTTAAAGATCCTTCACTAGAAGATATGGGTCGTAAGTATTGGAAAAAGCGTTCATACATTTTCCAAGGCTTTGTGGCAGACGATCCACTAAACGAAGAAAACAAACCAGAAAATCCAATTAGACGTTTTATTATTGGTCCACAAATTTTCCAAATCATTAA